GATCGAGCGCGAGCCGGAAAAGTTTGCGCGCGAAATTCTTGACCATCTCAACAGCGGTAACGAAGTGTACGAGAGCGATGGCTGTCGCATCGGGGGCGGCGCGATCATCTCGACGTTTCATCGCAGCAACAATGACTTTGACAATCTCTGGACAGACTATAAGCGTAAGCTGCGCGACTTTCTTAAATACCTGAGCGACAAGTCCACAGAGATGAAAGCCAAGGGATTCAAATAGTGAGCCGCAGCGCCCTGACCAATCCGCATGCGGGAGGCGACGATGACTGAGAATGAAAAGGCGGCTAGCTTCATCGGGTGGCAACCGGACCAGCGGTGTAAACTTCTTGCCATCGTGGACCTGCTGAACGGCGAATCCGAAGAAACCGTGATACAGCGATACGCATTCAGCAAACGCGCGCTCGCGGCTTTCCGGCGAGTCCATACGATTGAACGAATCAAACTTACGGATGCGATCCAGAACGAGGATGATACGCCGATCGCTTTTGAAGTGGCTGACACACTGGCTTGGTTGACGGTATCGGGTAAGGTCTCGATGACCAAAGACAGCGACGGGAAAATGCTTTTTGCGGCGGCGCGGGAGTAGCATTGAGCGGATGGAGAAGTTATGAAACGAGAGATGACGGCAGAGCAGCGCGCCGAGAAGGGGCGGCAACTCAGGGAAGGGCGGGAACGCAAAGCCGGCCTGAAGGCTCTTGGCGAATCGGCTCATGCGCTTCACGAAACAATCATCGACGATGCGGCGTTGGAACGGCAAAATAAAGAACTGCGCGATCTCATCAAGTGGCTAGCCCCGCGTATCGAGCGCATACCTGGTAGCGGCATCGGGGTGAGCCAGACGATGTGCCTACTTTGCGTGTTGGGCAAGCCGGAATTCAAACGGCTCCCGTGTCGGCATGGCGAAATTTGGAAGATAGCACGAGAGACCTGATGCAACTCTCCGCCGCCGACCGCGAGAGGATCGAAAAAGCCCGCAACGACTACGGCCTCTATTATCTTTCAATAAACCCCGGCTATTCTTACGTTCCCTACCAGCAAGAGTGCATCGTTCCCGCGCTCCAAGAAATCGAATCTGGTGATAATGACCGGCTGATCATCTTGATTCATGCAGGTGCGTCGAAGACCCGGCTCTGCACCGCGGGCTTCGCGCCATGGGTCTTGGGCCGTCGCCCTGACCGTCAGATTCTCGTCATCAGCTATGGCGACAAATCCGCTTCGGAATTTGGACAGACGATCCGCGATCAACTCAATTCCGAGATTCACCATCTTGTTTTCCCGTGGTGCGAACTGAAAGGCGCAACGCAGGCGACCAGTTATTTTCAGACGACTCAGGGCGGCAAAATTTACACTGCGGGCTGGGGCGGCGCTATTGCGCGAATCCGAGCCGATTACGTCTTAATCGACGATCCGCTCAAAAACTCCGAAGAAGCCACTTCGGAATCGATCATGGAAGGCCGGATGCGGCTGCTCAATTCGGTCGTCAAGGATCGGTTGAAGCCCGGCGGCAAAATTCTCATCTGTACGCATCGGCTGGCCCCGCGCGATTTCGTTGGCCGCATTCTCGAAAAGGAAGCGCAGCGGTGGAAGATTGTTTGCCTTCAGGCCGAGCCTGCACCCGATAGCATCCAAGCGAAATATCTCGAACCTGGCACCAAATATCTGTGGGAAAAATACTTCGGCGTTCGCAAATACGAAGACGCCAAAAGTGATCAGTGGGCTTGGGAGACGACCTATCAGCAAAGACCGGAACGGGCGCTGCCGCAACGCTTCGAGGTCGAATGGCTGCGCTATTATACCGACAGAATCAATCCGGGGCGCTTCCATACCGGTATGATCGTCGATCCGGCGCTTGCTAAGGGCAAACTTGCCGACCGCAGTTCGATCATGGTGCTGGCTGGTGGCGGCCAAATCAATGTCGCAAAAGAGCATGAAGCGCCACGATACATCAACCAGATTTTGCTCGCCGATTGGGTACTCGATCGGCTCGATCCTGCCGAGCGCACCCGCGCCGTAATCAAGCTCGCCGACAAGTGGGAAGTGGACTGGATTCTCTGGGAAGAAGTCGGCATGAGTTCTGATTCCTTCTATCTTGATCAGGAAATCGAGGCGTTCGGACTCAACTGCCCTGTGATCCCGATCGGACGGCGCGGCCCTCGGCACAACTGGAGCAAGCACCAGCGTATTATGCAGTTGATCCCAGATTTCAAAGAGGGACGCATTGTATTGCCGAACGAATTGATTTACAAACAGCGTGACGGGCAGAAAGTGGACCTGATCCGGTATTTCGTGGAGTCGGAGTATCGTCCTTACGCTGGACCGGGGAGCTTGGCGCATGATGAAGGTCTCGACACTCTCTCACGAATCCATGAAGAGGCATTCCAACTTCAATATGAAGAGGGCGTTCCGCAATCCGAAGATGAGGAAGGGGAGCGCGAAGGCGGACAGTTCGAGGGAATGCCGGGTGGTCGCGGCAGTTGGTTTGCTCGGTTCTAAGGTGAAGTATGGCGGCTAGAACAGGGGTTAGCTCAGATGCCGTTTGGATCGTCTACCGAACTCGCGCGTTGACACAAATCGTCCGCACTTTGTACAACGAGCATATTCTTACGGAAGCGCAGATTCAGAACGAGCGCGAGCTAATTGAATCCGAGATTGCCGTGTTGTTGGACAAGGCGCTATCAGGTGCGCATTCGTATAGCGACATGGATCGCGCAGTGAGGGCGGTTGTCGATACCATTATAGCGAAATATAAGTACGTTGGATTCGACATCAGTGATCGATGGCTCTACGAGGGATCGCTTGGCCCCGACTGACACCGCCGCCGACAATCTGACACGCGACCAACTCGCGCAGTTGAATCGAGTCATCGAAATTTTTGGCGACCCGCCGAGCGAAGAAGACGTGCCGCCGACCATTCAAGTCTTGGAAATCGCGCGGTTGTGGTTTTTGAAACGAAAAGAGATTGTGCGTAAGGAAGGAGGCCATTTGTGAGCGACACTTTAAGCAGGAAAATTATGAACCTCGGATACAATCCCTCGTACAACATCAAGAGTTTCAGCGAACGCGTGGACGAGGTGATGGCGCTTATTACCAAGGATGGCACTCCGACTACGGCGACGCTGATTCTGTTTGGGCAAGCGTGCGAACGGCTGAAATGGGAAGCTAAGGAAGTAGATGACGCCGTTCGCAAAGATTTCAGCGCGCGATTCGAGATTTCGCGCGAAGTGGATGAACTCGTTAAGGCCAGCATTCCAGCGGAGGCGAACCCGTGAAACTCCAGATCACCGCCGTAGGCGAACGCGGCCTGCCGATCACCGATACCATCATCGAGCGCGAGACGCGCGAGCAATGCCTCCGTGAAGGCATCGATCAGATTCTCCAGCAAGGCAACTTCCCGCCCGAAGCGATCCAGATTTACCGCGCCGGTCTCGCCAGAGATTTGAGCCGCGATGAAGTTTGCGACTACTTGTTGGAGAAATTCAGCCTCCAGTTTTTTTCCAAGGAAGCCGGGGAAGTCGAGAGTCGCATTCCACCAGCGGAAGAACGAATTAAAGCTGCCGCTCAGAACGGCGCTACAGCGTCGCCCGCAGCCGTGGCCGCGTCAATCTTCAACCTCAAGCGCAGCCCGCGCCAACTGCTCCAATCCGAACTCAAAGAAATCAAATTGTTGCTCTCCAAATCCGGTCTCAAGCTCAAAGAAGTGCAGAAAGAGCACGACTTTCTGGTGCAGCGCGCCGCTCAGTGCCGCGAGTTGCTAAAACGACCAGCAAAGCCGAGAATCGTTCACAACAGGACCGAGACGCATCCATGAATGCGAAGTCTTTGAAAAGGGCGCGAGACTATTTCGCCACTGAAAAACTACGTCACCAATCATGCGCTTGCGGGCATCGGGGAGCCTGGCACACGCCAATCTGCGGACAATTTCGATGGTGTCGGTTTGCTGGATGTGAATGTCAATCTTTTACCCGCCAAACAATTAACCAGACGGGAGGCGAGACGCATGGGTGAGGCGAAGCGCAGGAAGCTCAGTCAGATCGGTTCAGGGCTGACCGATTTCCCGCACGATCTTTCCCCGTATATCGATCCCGATTGGGCGAAGTGGCTTTTTCTCGCCGCCTTCTATGATCAAGTTGCTGGCGACCATCTCAAGGCAGGGCATATTTTGGGCCGCGAAGAATTTTTAGGGTCCGGTGCAATCGTGATGTTGCCGGTCGAGTGCCTTGCGATCATCGCACAAATGGGGATGCCGTTTCGATTCGTACAGGAGCACTTGCCGAGCGTGTTGGATGACAAACGCGCGCAGCGCCGCAACGGGCTTAGCGGAATTGAAATAGCGAGACGCTGATGGCGGCAAAACTCAAAACAGTAACCAATGCTCTGAGGCGAGAACGAATTCAGTTTCTTCGAGAAATCGCGCAGACTCTAAAAGACCCAGACCTATACCAAGCGGTGGCAATCTTTCTGCGTAAAGACCGCAGTCTGATGACAATGAATCTACAGAACCGGAGTTATGCGCACGAACTCATCGGCATGTTTGAACGGGCCAAATTAGAATCATGGACTGATGTAATTGAAGCTCGCCGGAGACGAGGCGCGATTTAGATGCCGTGGCAATCTAACAGCGGCGAACTCCTCGGCACCCCGCCCGGACTTCCGCACAACCGTCTCCAAGACCTGACGCCGGACCTAGACGTAGGCGAATATTCCGAATATGGGCGTGGACGCCCCGCGCTCTCTTCCGATGCACAACCCGCCGCGAAATGGGCAGTCCGGCAGCTTCAGCGCGAGATGCCGCGTGTCGAGCAGTTCCGCTCCGAAGCGCGCAAGGCATACGCATTCTTTGCCGGCGATGCGGTCGATGAGGTAGATCGCAATCTGATGGAGGCGGATAACCGCCCGATTATCAATCTCAATCACGTCCAGCGATTGATCAAGGTAGTCACCGGGATCGAGCGGCGCGTGCCGCTGGCGATTTTCTACGTACCGCGCAATCCGATGGATCAACGCGCGGCTGCGAAAGCGCAGATGGCGACGCAGGCGAAGGAGTGGGCTTACGATCGGGCTGAGGCGGATTTTGAAATAGCCCGCTCGAAACATGACCGGAACATTTGCGGGATGGGATTTCTCGACAGTTATCTCTCCCGCGCCGAAGACCCGGCGGGCATCATCCAGATTCAACGCTTCTCTCCGATGGAAGCGATCTGGCCGCAAACGAGCAGGGAGTGCCTGAAAGGAACACGCTGGCGGGCGCGTGAGCGCAGCATGCCAGTGGAAGTCGCTATCCAGAAATGGCCGTTCGTCCGCGAGATTCTATCCGCCGCTTCCGGCGACATGATGACCAAGGACTACCCGATCAAAGCCGATCTTGTGAAGTATCGCGTGCCGTGGGTAATGACTGAGCCGACCAACAAAGGCGGTGACATTCCGCCGTCACCCGAAGATGTACGAATTACCGACTTCCAGTACACCCGTCCGACCGAAGGCTACTACTTCAAAGACCCGATACTCGACACGTTCCGCTGGATGGAGACCAAGGAATACAGCGAGTATGCAAGGCTCATCCGCGAACAAGCGCACGCCCTGCCCGCCAACGTCGAAAAGGTATTCAAGGATACTTTCTGGCGGATGTTCCTGCTCAATCGGAGCCTGTTGCTGTCCGGTCCTGAAAAGATGCCGATTGACGGGTTCTCGCTCAACTGCATCACCGGCGATTGGGATGAGAAGCGAAAACTCTGGTACGGGCTGGTTCGGCTCTATCAGTCCCCCCAACTCCTGATCGACAAGAGCGCAAGCAGCGCGATTGAGATTCTAAGCGCACAGACCAAGAGCGGACTTGACGTGGAAGTCGGCGCGATGAGCGAGCCGCAGGCCGCAGAGTACCGGAAGACAGCGACGCTCCCCGGCGCGATTCATTGGTTCAAGCGCAATGCCCTTAGTGAGAATCGAGTCAAGCCGAAGACTCCGCCGACCGTGCCGACAGGGCAAGTCACGTTGCTGGAATTCGCATCGAAAGAAATCGAAGCTCTCGGCGGATACACGCAGTCGCTCATCAATCCCGGCGATTCAACTGGTGTCGGCCTTCGCAAGCGCCTGTCTCTCGGCCTTCTTCTTCTCGCGAATTATTTTGATTCGTCCGCGCGTTTCGAGCGCCAGCAGGGCACGATCACGCTCCAGTACATGAAGTTGATCGCCGATGATCGCTGGGTGCGGATCGGGGGACCGATGGCATCGCAGGCGGTCCAGTTGGTCAAGGAAGACTTTGAGGACGAATACGACACGACCGTTGACGACTGCGAGCAAGACCCGACGATCCGTGCGCAGTATCAGGATAACGTGCTGGCGCTGGCGGCTACGCTGATCAAGCAAAACAAGTTCTTCCCTGAATTCCTCGACTGGTTCCTGATACCGGGCGAATTGCGGATGGCGCTCAAGCAACGTATCCAGCAATCCAGCCAGCAGGAGATGCAGATGCGGATGAAGGGCATCAATCCTACTGGACGCGGCAAGCAGCGGACGCAGGAAGAAATTATGGCTGACGTTCGCTATCGAACTGCGCAGGCGACGCTCGCCGAAGCGAAGGCCAAGAAACTCGGTGCCGACATGACCACCAACGATCTCAAGCTGGTGCTGCAAAGTCTGGTGGAGAGCACGCGCGCCTCGAACGAGCAGCGCAAGATGCAGCACGAACACGGGATGGATTTGCGGCGGCATCGGCTGGACATTCTCAACGCGCTGAAACCAGAGAACACGGCAGCATGACTTGGGTTTACAAAACCCAGCGCCTCAATGTCGGCGAGCGCCTCACGCTTCCCGATGGCGATATGCTGGTCGGCAGCAACATCGAGGCCGATAGCAAGGCCGGCTTCCACGTCGTCGTTCACATTATGGCGCGAGAAGATGGAGCACCGCTGACTCAATACAGCGGACAGACAACGGAGCGTCCGCAGTGAGTTGGGCGGCACATTGGATAATTCTGGATGGCGACATGGGCGAGGAAGACTGGTGTTTCATGATGGGGATTTGGTTTGCATGAAAAGCAAAGCCTGTCCTGTCTGTCTCAAACTCTTCAACCGTAAGGTCACGGTGGAGCTTGACTGGCTTTCGCTAAAGGAACGGCGCTTCTATCACGATGCGGAAGTCTGCACAGTGCGTATCCGCTGGTTCGATGGCGCTTACGTCTGGCAGGCGCGGGAGATGTACAATACGGCGGCGCGTCAGGTGGAATCCCAGCCGACTGGATTCGGGCAATGACGGACTATTCCGATAAGCGATGTCTTGTGATCGATTCGGGCCTGTTCCCGCACATCGCTCAGAAACTTGCGGAGTCCTTCGGCGAAGTCGAATACTATTGTCCGTGGGTGATGGGCGGATTCCCGACTGAGAAAAAGCGGATGCTCGGCGTCGGAATTCCCGGTGTGAAGCGGGTCTATTCCTGGCTGAAGCGAATTCGCGCAGCCGACATTGTGGTCGCGCCTGACGTTTACACGCACGATGAGGTTGAGCACGTCCGCGATCTTGGCATTCCATGCTGGGGACCGGGGCGTGCCGAGGCGTTGGAAATCGAACGCTGGCAGACGCGCGATCTCATGGCCGAAATGAAAATGCCGATTGTCTCTGCCGAATTGATTACTGGCATAACGGAACTTCGCGATTATCTCGCCGACAAGGAAGATGTTTGGATCAAGCGTTCGATCACGCGCGGCGACGGCGAGACCTTCCATCATGTAAACGCAGTCCAAACGGAAGAATGGCTGACTGATCAGGAAACAAAACTCGGTCCTCGCAAAGAAAGTTTTGAGTTTATCGTGGAAGCAAATGTGCCCGGAATCGAAACTGGCTACGATGGCTGTTGCGTAGATGGCGAGTACAATCCTGTCGGGGGCTACGGCTACGAATTAAAAGATCAAGCATATATCCTGAAGGTATCCGATTTCGCGGCGATGCCATTGGCGATTCGCGGGGTCACCCAGCAATTCGGAGAGGCGCTTGGACAACTTGGCTGCCGTGGATTTTATTCCAACGAGATTCGAGTCGCCGAAGATGGCACGCCGTATCTGATCGATCCGACTGTGCGTGCCGGTCGCCCGCCGTCTGAATGCTACATCGAAGTCTTCGATAATTGGGCCGAAGTGATTTACGAAGGCGCGCGCGGCAACACGGTTGTTCTGAATCCGGTTGCCCGTTACGCGGCGGAAATCGTGCTCAAAAGCGATTGGGTGCGTGAGCATTACATGACGGTACAGTTTCCCAAAGACCGTTTGCGTTGGATCAAAATCGGGAATTCCTGTGTGATCGATGATGTGTGGCGGGTGATACCGCAGGACGATCCTGAATTCGGCTCTGCCATCGGTATCGGCGACACGATGGAAGAAGCCATTGACATGGCGGTTGAGAACGCCAAGACGGTTGAGGCGAACGGGGTTTCGTACAAAGACGACGTTAAGGATGGACTCGCAGCGGCCGTGCAAAAAGGCCGCGATGCGGGAATCGATTTCTAAAGGAGACGGCAATGGCAGACGCAACGAGCACAACGACGGGCGCGGATTTAGCTGGCGGAGTTGGTGAAGGCGGCAATGGCGGGGCACCGACCGAGCCGACCACAGAGGAATTGAAGACTAAAGCGGAAGCCGAGACCAAGCGGGCCAACGAAGCGCACAAACTACTCCGCAAGCGCGATCAGGACTTTCGCGGTTTGCAGGAGCGTCTTGACAAACTGGAACAGGAACGCGCGGCACAACGGGCGCAGACTCAGGGTACGACATCAGCGGCCAGCGATGACGCGGAACCGAATGCCGAAGAAAATTACGTCGAATGGCTGAAGTGGGATCGTCGGCAACTGGAAAAGCGTCTAGCTCAGAGTGATGCGCAGCGTCGGGCAGAGACAGAAGCGCAAAATCTCAATACTTTTGCCATGACTTCTGAAGCGGCGGCGCGTGCCGAGATTCCCGACTATCAGCCCGCCGTTGAATTTCTCATCGAGGACTATCGCAAAGAACTCAAACTGACGGGGGAACTCGACCTGGCGGTGGACGATGCGCTCGCCGACAAGAATCCGCAGACTCGCGACAACATTTCCCGCGTGATGGCTGAGCGCGGCATCAGCGAGCGCGAAGCGGCGGAAGACCTCGTAGTGCGTGCGACATTCGAGTATCGGCGTCAGCGGGCAGTCCGAGCCGCAGCGCGGCATGGAGGCAATCCAGCCAAATCCGCTTACGAACTTGCCAAACATCGCGGATGGAAGGGCGCACAGGGCACGCGCACAATGGCGGTGGTTGATGACGCAGTGAAAGAAATGGAACGGAGGCGCAAATTGGACGCAGGTACGCAAACGCTTGGCGGTATTCACGAAGGCGGAGAGCCGCACGATACGCGGGTTTACACACGCGCCGAACTGGACGAAATGCGACTGAAGAATCCGGCGGAATTTCGCCGGGTCTCCAGAGAAATCGCGGCCCAGCTTGACGCTCATCCCGAGCAGACTGCGGACATTCTCAATCGGTCGATCGGGCGGTAATGCAGCAGCAATTCACTATAGACCCGACCAGCCCGTTTCCGCTGGAACTCGGTGGCTATTCGCCGCAGACTGTCAAGAATCAGAGCCAGCGGACGGGAATGGCGCGCTGGGGGCCGAACCAGGAATGCCGCCACTGCCATGAATTGCTTCGCGTAAAGCACGGCCTCACGCCGCAGGGTCACTCGCTTGGCTGGCTGCTACGCGGTTTCGGCCCGTTTTGTTACGGATGCAATCTCTCAGCTTGGGATGCATGGAAGCGCGGGCTATTTCATGGAATGACAGAGCTGAGCGGGTACTAGCTTTCTTCGTAGTGAGGGATGCGTCAGGGTACGGGAGAATTTAATTCCGATCCCGTGTTCCCGTAGGAGCCGCGTCACTTCGCCGCGTTTTCTTCCGGCGTCGAGGGATATTCCAATAAGGACTTCGACACTTCGGACTCGCGCAACGCTCTGGAGGCTCGGATGAATGACTTTTCCACTCCCATCCGCATCGTTCGCATTTCCATCCATTGAGTTGAATCCTCACAAACGCAGGATACCAACGAATGGTACTCGTGTCAAGGCGTCCAAAAAGTAGGGACTTGCGCTTTTCTGATATTTCGCTCATAGATTGTGGCAACGCAGGTCGTAATGCTTCGACCTTGAGACACCCCATCGGGGAAAGACATTCGCGGACAATACCTAACCGCGTCAACAAAATGGCCGTCGAAAGACGGAGGCGTTGGCCGACTCTAACGAGTCGGGAGGAATTGAAAGGTTCCTCGCCCCCATCAACAGGAAACGCGGGGCAAAAGTTTCGAGTCGGAATTGTCCGACAGGAGTTTTTGCTTTGCGGATTGCTTCAGAGAAAAAACAGTCAGTCAGCCAGCGGAACCTGCTTCCAGCTTTTGCCGGTGAATATTTGCCGGATCGTCTGGCTCGACACTCCGTAGCGTCGCCCGATTTCTCTCATACTTACGCCTTCGGCCTGAAGGCGGCGAATTTCGGGAATATCCTTCTCGGTCAATTTGGAGAGGGCGTGCGCAGAACCTGCGACGCGATGGCCTCGGCGAATGCCGCCAGTAAGGTGTTGCCAACGTCGTCCGTTCACGATCATTCCGATCATCGAGAAGCTGACCTTGAATTGCGCAGAAAGTTCGTATTGTTTTGCGCCAGCTTCGTACAATCGAAGGATTTCGAGAACATCGGCATCGGTGAGTTTGGCCCAAGAGCAGGCGGAACCGAAGACGGGCTTTCGTCGAAGTCCCGTGCGGAGCG